GTCGCCGCGACCACGCCGGCCCCGAACATCTTCCACTACATCCGGCAGACGCCGGAGCCGAGCTGGCACCCGCCGATGCTGCCGCCGCGACCCACTCCGACCGTCATCCCGACGCCTGTCCCGGTGAGTCAGTGACATGGGCGCGTCCCGGCCGAGCAACAACGACCCGCGCGGTTCGGCTGCGCAGCGTCGGGCTCGGAAGATCTGGATGCTGCAGCAGTTCGGCGACGGGTACACCGCGCCGTGCGCTTTCTGCGAGATCGAGCTGGATTACCACACGCTCACGGCCGACCGCTGGCCGGTGCTCGGCTGCGACGGTGGCCGCTATGTCCGCGGCAACATTCGCCCGGCCTGCCTGCACTGCAACTCCAGCGAGGGTGCGAAAGAACGCGCCCGCCGACACCAGGAAAGGAAGGCACGCAATGAAGCTCGCAACTCTCGTCGTCGTGCTGTCGTACGTCCCGGGTAGCATCAGCATCCGGCATCAGGAACCGCTCGGCTGGCTGATCGGGGCCGGCGGCCTCATCTTCCTGCTGGCCCTCGCGTTCATCGCGTTCGGCCGCGGAGCCCGCAACGAGCACGAGCACGAACAACGACGGAGGAATGGACGCTAATGGCAGCTTTCCAGCCTGTGCTGCAGCTCCCGCGGGAGCGGTCGGCGGCCGACGAGTGGGCGATCAAGCAGGTGTACTGGCTGTACGAGCAGGTGCACGCCACGATGGACACCGAGCGTTCCCGGCAGCAGGAGATCGGCCTCAGCGAGTACGGCTCCGACTGCCGACGCTGCGTGGCCCGCAAGATCTCCCGGTTGTTCGTGAAGATCACGAACCCGTCGTGGAAGGCACAAGTCGGCACGTTCATCCATGCCGGTCTGGAGGAGCATTTCGTCGAGAACTTCATCTCGAAGCAGGCGGAGGGCGCCATCGCCACCAACGATCGCCCGCTGCTGCACGCGGAGCGCAAGGTCCAGATCATGGAGTACAAGGGTCTGGTGCTGAAGGGGTCCTGCGATCTCTACATCCAGGGCGCGGACTACGGCATCGTCGACGACTGGAAGACGCAGAACCAGCGCAAGCTGCTGGAGAAGACCGCGAAGGGCCTGATGAGCCGGGCGTACAAGGTGCAGATGCACAGCTACGGCTTCGGCTATGAGCTGCTCGGGCTGCCGGTGACGCACGTCGTACTGTACGCGCTCCCGCGTGACGGCGAGCTGACCGACGCCAAGCCGATTCTCATGCCTTACGACCGGCAGCTCGTCATCGACGAGCTGGCCTCCATCCAACAGATGATCGACGCGGCTGAGCTGATCGGCTGGGAGAAGATCATCGAGTATTCGCCTCGCGCGGGCTGGTGCCCGGACTGCGACGCGTACGAACGGCAGGGGCGGGACGACGCGTTTGCGTGGCTCAGCAACTGACCATCAGGAAATCAAGCAATCAAACAATCAAGAAAGCGAGTCAATCATGGTAGCAACACAGGGGTACGGCCAGCAGGCCAACCAGAACGCGGACGACCCGTTCGCGTTCATCAACGGGGGCAACGGCGCCCGAGCCATCAAGTTCACCGACAAGGACCAGTACGGCAACACCTCGCCGGTCCCGCTCGGCACCGCCTACACCGGCGTGCTGCGCGAGAACCCGGCGATCGTGCCGCAGTACAAGTTCGGCACCCAGGAGGTGGACACCTACGCGGACGGCAACGAGAAGAAGCAGGTGCGCCTCACCCTGGAGCAGGTGATGGTGTCGCGGCCCGACCTGAACGGCGGGCAGTGGACCGACGTCCGCGTGCTGAACACCGGCGAGGACGGGGACGACGAGGATGAGGGCGTGCGAGCGCTCTACGTCAAGGACCAGTCGAAGCAGGCGCTCGCCGACGCGGCGAAGGCAGCCGGGGTGCGCAGCTACGGCATCGGCACCCGGGTGATCATCCGCTTCATCGACCAGAAGCCGTCCCAGAAGGGCAACCCGCAGAAGATCTACGCGATGGAACTCTCCGAGATTCAGCCGTACGTCGCGGACGCCACCCTGGCGCACGAGCAGCAGATGGCGCAGGCCGGTGCGGGTGGGCAGTGGGCGCAGAACGCTCCCGCCGACCCGTCGCAGGGCGCACCGACGCAGTTCGTGACGCCGGCCCAGCCGGCGTTCGCCGGCCAGGTGGTCCCGGTTCAGCAGGCGCCCGCCGCTCCGCAGCAGGTGGCCTACCAGCCGCCGGCCGCGCCGCAGCAGCTCCCCAACACCGGGGCGCAGCTCCCGCAGGTTCCGCAGCAGGTCGCGCCCAGCCAGGGTGTCGACTACGCGGCGCTCGGCGCGCAGATCCGTGAGCAGGCGACCCAGCCGGTCGCCCCGGCAGCCCCCCAGGGGCCCGTCGCCCCGGCGGGCGTCGGGATCGACTACGCCAACGCGGTCGCCCAGCTCCGCCAGGTGCTGGCGCTGAAGGTGCCGCGCGCGGAGGCCATCAAGGGCGTCGCCGCGACGCTCGGGATCTCCGAGGCCGACCTGGACGCTGCGGACGCGAACACCCCGTTCTAGGTCCCGCTCTGCGACGGCGCTCGCTCGATACACTGAGCGGGCGCCGTCGCTCCCCTACGACCCATCCAACGCGCATCATCAGAGAGGGGCTGCTTTGTCGTTCGACAACACCGATTTCGACCACCTGCTCGCCGTGCTCGGCCGGGCCGACGACCAGTTCGTCCGTATCGGCTGGGCCACGCACGAGGCTGACTTCCGATCCATGACCGTCGCCCGCGGCGCTCTCTCCGACTACATCGCCGGGCTGCTCAACGCTGAGAAGCCGGCGAACATCTACTTCGAGATCAACCCCTCCGACCACCAGGGCAAGGGCCGTACGGCCGCCCACGAGGTGACCCGACTCGCGGCCCTCTGGGCTGACATTGATTTCAAGGGCAACGGGATGGGCAACGAGGACGGCGCCCGCGCGCTCGTCGACGAGCTGTCCCGCGCGCTCGGCGCGGAGCCCGCCGCGATCGTCTACTCCGGCGGCGGCTGTCAGCCCTACTGGCTGCTGGAGAACGCCACCTCCGAGCAGTACGGCGTCGAGCAGATCGCCGCCCTGTCCAAGCGCTGGGGGAGCCTGGTGAAGCGCTTCGCGCTGGAGCTGGGCGGCGCCGCAGACGGCGTGTTCGACCTGGCCCGCGTGTTCCGGGTGCCCGGCACGGTGAACATCAAGTACGGCACCCCAAAGCCGGTGACCGTCGAGTTCGCCGAGCGAGCCACCACCTGGACTGTCGAGGAGATCGCCGAGATCCTGGACGACTGGGGCGTGGTCGACGTCGACACCGGCCTCTCCGACGTCGTGCTCTCCGCCGAGTCCGACTGGAAATGGGCGGATGAGGATTGCCACTTCGTGGCGACAGCGCATGAGGAGATCGTCTCCAGCGACCCGACCGCTCGGCATCAGTGGATGCTGAAATGGTCGGCGCTGCTGTACGGCATGATCCGCAACGAGTGCATCACCGAAGCCACCTTCTACAGCCTGCGCGACACCCTGGTGGAGAAGTTCAAGCAGATCTGCGCCACCTCCGGCACGCCGCGCGTGCCCACCGAGCGCGAGCTGGGCGACGCCTTCGCCTACGGCCTGCGGCGAGCGCAGATCTGGGACGAGGACAAGCTGCGCAACGAGCTGCGCCACCACGTCCACCGCGACTTCGACGAGCAGTTCGAATGGATGCAGGGCAAGACGGCCGGCGACATGATCCACGAGGAGTTCCAGCAGCTCGCCGCTGAGCTGCTGCCGAACACCGGCGCGCAGCTCCCGGCGCTGCCCGCCCTGGTCGAGCAGCACGGCGACACCATGAACGCAGCGCTGAACGCGGTCGCGTACGCCGAGCCGCCCGCGCCAAGCGCTCCGAGCACGTCCCCGGCGTCACCTGTCACGCCGGCGCTCGCCGGCCTGAAGTCGAAGATCGACGCCCTGGACCGGATGAAGGTCGCCCCGCGCACCGACACGGGCAACGCCGAGCGGCTGGCACGGAAGTTCGCCGGCGAGTTCATCTACGTGCCCGATCTCGGCTGGATGCGCTTCGACGGCGCCCGCTATGTCCGGGACACCGCCGGCCGCCACATGGAGCGCGCGAAGGACGTCTTCATGGCGCTGTACACGACCGGCTCGACCGCCGATCAGAAGTGGGCGCTGAAGTCGCTGGGGGCTGGCATGCTCGCCTCCGCGATCAAGCTGGCCCAGTCGACACCGGAGATGGTGCACTCAGCGGCCCAGCTCGATGCGCAGGAGTACGAGCTGTGCACGCCCGGCGGCATCGTCGACCTGCGCACCGGCACACTGCGGCCCGTGGACCCGAAGGTCGACCTGCACACTCGCGTGACCGCATACGCCCCCGACTTCGACGCTGTGCCGGCGCGCTTCCTGGAGCTGTTGCGCTGGATGCAGCCCGACCCGGAGATCCAGGCGTACCTGCAACGGCTCGCCGGCATCGCGCTGATCGGGAACGTCGACTACCAGGTGTTCCCCGTCGCCACCGGCAAGGGGTCCAACGGCAAGTCGACCCTGTTCGACCTGGAGCTGGGTGCGATCGGCGAGTACGGCATCCGCATGCCGAACAAGTTCCTGGTCGAGAAGCCGCACCAGGACCACCCGACCGAGATGGCTCAGCTCATGGGCATCCGGCTCGCGGTGAACGCTGAGGTCCCGCCGACCGCCAAGTTCAACGAGGACCTGGTGAAGACCCTCGCCAGCGAGCGCACCATCCGCGCACGGTTCATGCGCGCCGACTACATCGACATCCCCAACACCTGCCTGCAGGTGATGACCGCCAACCACCTGCCCAGCGTCGTCGGCGGCGGCTGGGGGTTCTGGCGCCGGGTGCGCAAGATCGCGTTCAACGCCCTGGTCGAGGAAGGCAAGCAGAACCCGCGACTGGTCGCCGAGATCCTGGACGCCGAAGGCCCGGCCATCCTGGCGTGGATGATCACCGGCGCGGTCGAGGTCATCGCTCACGGCGAGCAGGTGCCCAAGCAAGTCCGTGTCGCCACCAGCCAGTACCAGATGGAGGAGGACGCGATCGGCCGTTTCATCGAGCAGCACATGACGCCGGTGCCTGGCGCGGCGTGCTCGCGCGATTCGGTCTACTCGATCTACCGCACCTGGGCGATCGGTGAAGGGGTGAACACGCTGCCGCGACAGAAGTTCGACCGGGAGATCCTCACCCGGCTGCCGGACGCGCAGGGTGACGCCACCCAGGATCACGTCTATGTCGGTCAGATGATCGCCACCAACATCAGCTTCGTCGGCGAGGTGGCGTCGTGAGCCAGGATTACATCCTTCCGAACGGGACCAACGCGGCTGACGTCTGCATGCCCTGCAAGGCGGGGCTGCACGACGAATGCGAGGAGTTCTGGCACGCGGAGAACGTGCTGGAGGACTGCTGCTGCATGGGCCTCTACGACGCCGGGAAGCACTACGCCACCCTGCTCGGCTACCTGGAGAGCGACGAGAGCGCGCCGCGGAAAGGCGCCGCTCCCGAGTCCGTCCCGAGGGATCTCGGGAGCGGCACGGAAACCACTCTGCCAGACGGCAAGCCGCGAGGCGACTCGGGCTACGTGCACTGGTCGGCCTGGCCATCGAGCAAGGCGATCGGTAGTCTGAAAGAGCCGTTGTCGACCGGGCGCAAACGCGTCGCCGTGATGTATCCCATCCCGAAGGGGAAGACCTGCGAGTGGGCAGGGCTCGCGGCGGCCGGCGGCGGCGTCAACCCGATCGTCGGGTGCATCGGCTACCCGGCCACCGACCTGCACCACGGGCCGGACAAGAACACGCTGAACAACATGCGCGTCAACGTCCACCAGATCTGCAGCTTCTGTCACAATGCCTGGCATGGCGCCAACGATTCGACCTACCCGAAGCGCGACTACGTGGAGGATCAGGCGAAACCGTGGCTGCCCGAAGGTGAGCTGCGCGATCACGACGCCGAGACGCTGGCTGACCAGGAAACGCTCTACGCTGTAGACGCCGAGCGGCGCAAGGACGCCGACCGACGCACCGGCGGCAGGAAGGATTGGACCGATGACGGACCCGAACACGGAGATCTCGACGCCGACGACGAATGATGGGTTGGGGGTCGTCGGCGCACAGCTTGCCGCTGCGGATGCTCGCAGGAACCCCGACACGCCGGTGACGCCCACTGTCGACGATGCAGCCGGCAGCGCTACTCTGAGATCCGAGGCGCTTGCCTATGCCACCCGATCGGGGGGCATGGAGACGCCCGAGGATGTGGTCAAGAGGGCCACAGCCTACGAGAACTACCTCAGAGGAGCCAGCGATGACTGACGACAAGCCGGCCGGCGACGGCTACGACGAGAAGACCCAGGACGAGCTGCGGGAGATCCTTGCCGAGCGCAACCTGCCCGTCTCGGGGACCAAGGACGAGCAGATCGCTCGACTCCGCGAGAGCGACAACCCGCCAGCCGACGCCGGCGACGAGCTGACCGGCGGCCCCAGCGAGGACACTGAGCCGATCGAGGGCACGCCGGAGCTGGGCGGTTCGCTCGGCTCGATCGAGCGCAGCCGCGCCGAGGCGGAGGCCGACGAGCGCGCCGGCATCGTCGAGTACGAGGAGGCGACGTACAAGAACGACGACGCCGCCCTGCTGCTCAGCGACATCGCCCTGGAGCTGGGTCTGACCCGGCCCGAGGACTACGCCGAGCTGACCCGGCTCAACGGCATCGACCTGAGTTCCCGGGTCGACGCCGGCCAGGAGATCCGCCTGCCGAAGCAGTACAGCTACGTCGACGTCGAGCACGTCACCGGCGGTTCCGTCAGAGAGTAAGATCTGATACTCTGGTCCCACGCCGCTTTCAGCGCGTTGGAAACAGGGTCAGAGGCCCGCTGCAGCCCCCCGGACGCAGCGGGCCTCATCCATGCCTAGCCGGCGCCGAGGTACGTGCGGCACAGCTTGTTCAGCGCGTTCACCGCGGCCACGATGTCGCTCGTCGGCGGCGATGCCGCCAAGTCGGTCAGCACGTACTCGCCGGTCGGGATGATCGTCAGCGAGTCCTTCCCCTGATGCCGGTGATTGCCGGGGCTCGTGGTGAACTCGGTGAAGCCGAGTGTGTGGTGCAGATCCTCCGGCTTCGAGGTCGACGCCTGACCGTGCAGCCAGCTCACGAACGCGTCGCTCGGCGGGGCGGCGCCCTCCAGGGACTCCGAGCTGATCTGCGTGAGCTGCTGGATGAGGTTGCCCCCGGTGGGATCTCCGAACATAGCCATGCGACCAATGGTAGGCTGCGAACCATCCGAACCGCCGACATGAATGCGAGCACATCATGGTCAACCGTCCGAAGCAGATCGGCACATGGGGCGAGACGGGCGCACTGCGCGCCATCCTGCCCTACTTCCCCGACGCGACCCGCATCGTCCAGCACGGCGACAAGGACCAAGGCGACCTGCACCTGAACAAGGCGTGGATGGCTGAGGTGAAGGCAGGGAAGCAGACCGTCCAGGTCGGCCCGAAGTTGTTCGACAAGTGGGTCAGTGAGCTGTGGGCAGAGATGGCGCACTCCGGTCGCACGCTCGGCTTCCTGGTCATTCAGCGCCACGGCTACGGCCAGCCCAACGCGCATCGCTGGTGGGCCTACATTCCGCTCGGCCTCCTGAACAGCGTGCTCAACTCCGACCCGTCGCCGATGTCATCGGAGAGCTACCAGACGATGGTGCGCATGGAGCTGTGCGAACTGCTCGCGATCCTCGCGGACGCCGGCGAAACGGACGCGGTGCCGGATGCCGCGTAGCCGCAAGCTCACGCCGCAGGAGGCGATCCAGCAGTTCGCGGCCCGACTAGAAGCCGCTGAGCATGCGCCGAGCATCAACCGCTGGGAGCCGATGCCGCAGCAGGAGCCGTTCCTGCAGAGCCAGAAGAAACACCGCATCGCGTTCGGCGGCAACCGGTCCGGCAAGACCGCGGTGACCACCTACGATGACGCGCTGATCATCACGAAAAAGCACCCGCACCGGCAGCACCTGTACGCTGACCGGCCGCTGCGGCTGCGCATCATCGGGACCGACTTCGAGCGCGGCGTCGACCAGGCGCTCGTGCCGTACATCCAGCAGTACATCCCGCCGAGCTTCCTGAAGAACGGCTCCTGGGAGGACAGCTACCGACGTGCCGACCACTTCCTGGAGCTGGCCGACAAGTCGACGATCAGCTTCATGTCGTACGAGCAGGATCCGAACAAGTTCCAGTCCGTCTCGCTCGACCACATCCACTTCGACGAGGAGCCGCCGGAGCCGATCTACCGAGAGTCGATGCTGCGCCTGCTGGACACGGACGGCACCTGGAGTATGTCGGAGACGCCGGTGCAGCAGCTCGAATGGGTCGACGACGACCTGATCACGCCCTGGAAGCTCGGCCAGAAGCCCGAGCTGGACGTCATCTACCTGCGCACCCAGGACAACATCCACCTCTCTGCCGCGGCGCTCGCCGAGCTGGTCGGCGACATGGACGAGGACGAGAAGCTGATCCGCCTGGAGGGGCACTACCCGCCCGGCAAGTCGAAGGTGTTCCCTGAGTTCACCGGCAAGTACCCATTCGTCATCCCACACCAGATGTTCCTGGAGCAGTTCACCGCGGACCCCGAGCCGTGGGCGTTCTACGAGTCGATGGACTACGGCTACGTCAACCCGACAGCGTGGATCTGGACGGCCGTGCACCGGGACGGCTCGATCGTCACCTTCCACGTCCGCTACGCGCCCAGCGTGACCACGCAGGAGTGGGCGACGATCGTCAAGCTGACCCGGAAGAACCTGGCTGGCCAGCTCGGGCTCAGCCAGGACGACTTCATGCGCAAGCTGCGCGGCACGTTCGGTGACCCGGCGATCTCCAAGGGCGCCAACGGCAACACGGGCACCACCATTCAGCAGGAGTACGCGCTGAACGGCGTCTACATCGGCACGGAGGGGCTGTATCAGGCGCGCGCCGGCAACAACAACGTCGGGCTCGACCACATGCACAAGTACCTGCGGATGCGGCCGGCGGCGGCCGGCATCCCGGCGAGCACCGGCCAGCTCGGGCTACAGCCGTGGTGGCAGATCACGGACGCCGGCTCGGTACAGAATCCAGGCTGGGATCACGCTCAGAACCAGTCGCTCAGCGACGAGATGGTGAAGGCGCGCAAGCCGAAACAGTCGCTGAAGCAGGCCGAGGTGAGGAACCAGGCCGAGCAGATCCGCGACAAGGACAACCACGCGATCGACGGGCAGAAGTACCTGTTCATGATCACGCACGAGCTGCGCCCGCCGCAGTTCGCCAAGGAACCCAGCGACTTCGAGCGCAGGTTCCAGGAGCAGTTCGGTCGGGCCGCGCAGCCGCCGGTGGAGACTGTACTGACTGATGAGATTGATGCTACACTCAGGCCGGTAACGATCTGGGACACCTACAGCAGTTTGGAGCAATGACCATGGCCACAGGCGAATACGCGCTCGTCGCACAGGCGAACCAGGCGCCCTACCGCTGCCTGCGGTGTGGCCGGGCGGAGAACTGCATCGTGCTCTCCCAGGAGCCCATCCCGGGCTTCGGTATCCCGTACCTCTGCTCGATCTGCTACGGCGAGCTGGCCGACAAGACCGACTTCATGCGTCGTGCCGACCACAACCGTGCGCTGGAGAGCATCCTCCGCGAGATGGAGCAGAACCGACTGCTGCTCGCGGCCAAACAGGCCGAGCTGCAGACCGCGCTCGCCGACGTCCGCAATTTCAAGGAAAGGCTGTCCAATGGAGTCCGTGACCTGGTTGATCGTAGCGTTGCTGATCTTCTGGCTGGTGACGGTGGCGATCTTCCTGTGGCTACTGGTATGGCAGAGGGCGTCGCTGACGGAGCTGATGAACCAGCAGAAGCGGGCGGACGCGGAGTACCGGCAGCTTCTGAGGGAGACGTACGAGACGGCGCTGGAGCGGGAGCGAACCTCATCGCAGGAATCGCTGGACTCCGAGCGCGAGCAGCACAGGGAGACGTTGGAGCAGCAGCGGTCGCTGACGACGGAGGCCGTGAAGCAGGCGGCGTTTTCGACTTCATCGACGAACCAGTCACTGACTGACCTGATCAAGCGGCTCATCCCGATCCTCGCCGCCAAGGACGTCATGGCCGCCGGCCAGCTCTCCACTCTGACCGATCCTGCGGGTGGCGAAGCCCAGGAGCTGCGCGGCACGCCCTATACTGCGGAAGATGACGCGGCTCTCGAATCCGTGAACGCCGCGCTCGACCAGTACACCGAAATGCTCAGGGAAGCAGGGATAACCGATGAGTCCATTGCCCGCTCAACTGCAGCGTCTGTCCTCCTTCCTCCAGTCTGACACCTACAAGGGTGCGGCGGCGGCCGGCCAGGGCACGGCCGCCGTCCAGGGCTACGCCCAGGGGGAGCTGCAGAAGGCCGACGAGTCCAAGGCGACGAAGGATCTGGAAGCGCTCTGCCGGGAGTGGTACGGCCGCGTCACCGGCGGGCGCGCCCAGTACGAGCAGCAGTGGTACAAGAACCTGGACATGGCCCAGGGGCGCCAGTTCACCAAGTGGGACGACAACACGAAGACCATGATCCCGCTCACCCCCTCCGACCTGGAGCCGCGGCTGCCGGTGAATGTCATCGAGCCGGTGATGCGCACTGAGCTGGCGAAGACCGGCTCGTCCCACCCGAACGTGACCGTCTCGCCCTCCTCCAGCGACGACGAGGACGTGATGGCCGCCCGCGCCGGCGACAAGGTGCTGCAGTGGTATCAGGATCAGCAGGACTTCCAGGTCACCATTTTCAACCAGGCCAACTTCTGGCGCGCCCACACGGGCATGGGCTACATCAAGACCTACGTCGACTTCAGCCAGGTGGACACGGCCGCCATGGACGCCGCGAACCGCGCCGTCGACAGCGAGCAGGCCACGCTCGACGCCGCCGCCGGCAACTCGCAGATCCCGTTCGCCCCGGCGCCCATGAAGCCGAAGCCGATCTACGGCAAGATCTGCTCCGAGCCGATCAGCCCGTTCAATCTGTGGGTCGGCGACCTGCTCCAGCCCAACCTGCAGAAGCAGCCGTTCGTCATCCACGGCTTCCTGCTCGCGCTGGAGACGGCGAAGATGCGCTACAAGGACTACCTGCCGGAGAACTGGGCACCGGCGCGCTCCAGCGCCCAGCAGCTCATCCAGGCCACCCACATCGGCATCCGCGCAGGCAACGACCAGCTCAAAGACCAGGTTCTGGTCCTGGAGATCTACGTCAAGCCGGGCACCACGAACCTGCTCCCGCAGGGCGGCCTGTGCATCATGGTCGGCGACACGCTCGTGGCGGCCGCGAAGGACGGCATGCCGTACGAGCACGGCATGTACCCGTTCGGCGTGCTCTCCGGCATCGAGACGGGCGGCTTCTACCGCAAGTCGGTCGTGCAGTCGCTGACGCCGATCCAGGAGGAGATCAACCGGATCTTCGCCCAGCTCATCAAGTACAAGAACATGGTCATCCGCCCGCAGATGATGTACGACGAGGGCTCGGTCGACGTGTCCCGCGTCATCTCGAAGGCGGGCCTGTGGATCCCGGTGCGGCTCGGCATGAAGCGCCCCGAGGTCATCCAGCTCCAGGCCCTGCCGCAGGCGGTCGGCGACCTGCTCAACCAGCTCCGGCAGATCTACGACGACATCTCGGGCCAGCACCAGGTGTCGCGCGCGCAGACGCCCGGCGCCAACACGGCGGCGAGTGCCCTGTCGCTGATGCAGGAGACGGACGACAACTTCCTCTCGCCCACGTTCGACTCGATCGAGCTGTGCATGAAGCACACCGGCCGGTTCGTGCTCTCCAACGCGCAGCAGTTCTGGGACGAGCCCCGCTACATCAAGGTCGTCGGCGAGGACAGCTCGGTGGACGCGCAGCTCCTGCGCGGCGCGGATCTCGAAGGCGGTACGGACGTGCGCTGCGAGACGGGCTCGGGGCTGCCGGTGTCGAAGTCGGCCCGGATCGCCGTCGTCACGGACTGGATGAGCAAGGGCTTCATCTCGCCCGAGCTGGGCATGAAGGCCCTGGAGATGGGCATGCTCGGCACGGTGTACAACCTGCTGCGCGTCGACGAGGACCAGGCGACCCGCGAGAACCTGGCGATCGAGCAGATGAACACCCAGATGCTGCAGCAGTCGCAGCAGAACTGGGATCTCCAGCAGCAGCAGGCGACCGACCCGGCGGCGATGGCCGCCGGCGGGCAGAACCCGTTCGCCGGCGTCTCCGACCCGGCGCTCGGCCTGCAGGCCGACCCGAACGCCGCCGCCGCGATGCAGCCGGAGCCGTTCCGCGCGCTCCCCGTGAACATCTACGACAACGACGCGGTGCACTGTGAGGTGCACGGCCGGATGATGAAGTCGCAGGAGTTCCAGGCGTGGCCGCCGGAGCGCCAGCAGGCGCTCCTCCAGCACTACCAGGACCATGTTGCGCAGGCCGCCACGAAGGGGCTGGTTATCACCGGCATCGGCGACCCGCAGCCCATGCCTCAGCAGGTTCCGCCGACCGCGGGCTATGCTCAGGACCAGCAGAACCAGGCGGCGCCCGCACCGCAGGCCGCCTGACAACCAGAGAAAGCGAGCACACCATGACGTTCGGCGCACCCTCCGAGCAGCAGCCCACCACTCCGGCACCCGCGGCGGCGCCGGACGCCGGAGCAGGAGCGGGCACACCTCCTGCTCCGGCACCCAACGAGCCGCCCGCGGTTCACCCCGCATGGGACAAGGCTCTGGAGGGCATCCCGGACCTGTGGCAGAAGCCGGTTCGGGAACAGATCCGCACCACCGAGGCAGAATACCAGCGCGCGCTGGAGGCAGCCCGCCAGGGCGGCGTCCCGGACGACTGGCGCGGCCTCTACCAGCAGGCGCAGGAGGCCGGGCTCAGCCCGGAGGATCTGGTCAACGGCTACATCAGCCAGCAGAACCTCCTGCAGGCCATGGTGGAGGACCCGGACCAGTTCGTCGCCGACATCTCCGCCCAGATCGACGCGGCCGTGGCCGCCGGCCAGCTCACCCGCCGGGAAGGTGCCGCGCTGAAGCGTGACGCCGCCGGTGCCGCGGCCGACGCCGGCGCCGACGACCTGCTCACCCCGGAGCAGAAGCAGATCCAGGAGCTGCAGCAGCGCATCGACGCGCGCGAGCAGGCCGAGTACCAGGCTCAGCAGCAGTGGCAGACCCAGCAGCAGCAGCAGGAGATGGAGCAGATCGCCGAGGGCGAGGCTCAGGACTTCATCGGCGCTGTCCACGACGCGTTCGACAGCGACCCGCAGCTCGCCGGTGCATCCGCCGCCACCCGGCAGATCGCCGCCCGTGTCGCGGACGGCCTGCTCAACTCCGACACGACCGGCACGCTCACCAACGAGGCCGCCGTCGCCCAGTCGATTGCCCTGCTGCGCGAGCAGCTCGGATGGTCGGGTGCACCGGCCCCCGCGGGCGGCGCCCAGCCGAACATCGCAGCAGCGATCGGTGGAGGCAGCGGTGCTCCGCTGGGCCAGCAGCCGCCGAAGTTCAACACGGCCACGCCGGAAGGCCGCGAGGAACGCGACGCCGCGCTCGTCGAGTTCCTGAAGGCGCAGAACGCGGCGAACGCCGCGTCCAACTGAGCAATGTCGCATATCGCGTAGACCATCTGGTACGCTCCCCATCAGATCGAGTTGAGTACAGCCTTCTAGGCCAGGGCCAGCGGATCGAACCCATGTCACAGGGGTGACGGTTCGACTCGTCCCCCGCCCACACCGAACGGAGAAGGCAATGCCCTCGACAATGGCAGCCGCGGATGCGGTCACCAAGCTCGGCTACGGGGACCTTCACGAGCAGCTTGACTCGTACCTGGTGGCGCTCAACGCCATCAAGTCCGGGGCACAGAAGCTCGACTTCGGCGGCAAGGAAGCTCGGTTCGCGATCCACGTCGGTCGCAACCAGGGCATCGGCGCTCGCAACGAAGGCGAAGATCTCCCCGACGCCGGCCAGAACAAGGACGTCCAGGCGGCCCTGTTCCTGAAGTACCAGTACGGCCGCATCCAGGGGAACGGACAGGTCTTCGAGCAGGTCGAGACGAACCCCCAGGCGTTCGTGGACTGGATGTCTCGCGAGGTCGACACGATGGCCGACTCGCTCAACCGCGACCTGAACCGCCAGGTCTACGGTGACGGCACCGGCACCCTCGCCACCCTCACCAACGGCCCCGCCGCGGCGACCACCTTCACGGTGGACGACGTGCACTGGCTGGAGGAGGACTTCCTGATCGACGTCCTCACGCAGGCGACGCTCGGCAACCCGACCCCGACCAAGGGCAACACGGCGCTGCTGACCATCACTGCGATCGACCCGACCACGAACACCGTCACGGTGTCCGGCGGCACGGTCACCGCGGCAGTCGGCTCGGTCGTCGTCCGCGCCTCCAGCACCTACAACAACTGGAAGAAAGAGTGGGAGGGGCTGGGCCTGATCGTCTCGCAGACGAGCACGCTGCACGGCATCAACCCGACCACCGTCCCGAAGTGGAAGGCCGGGTACGTCAAGAACTCGGTCGGCACCCTGAGCGAGCTGGCGATGAACCAGATGATGCAGGGCATCTACCAGAAGGGCGCGAAGATCACCGACCTGCTCACCACGTACGGCGTGGCGAACGCGTACTGGAACGCCCTGCAGGGGCTGCGCCAGTTCACGGGTGGCGAGGTGACCAAGGGCGGCGTGAACGTGCCGGTCTTCCAGTCGCTGATGGGCAACACGCCGATCACCTGCGACTTCTCCGCCCCCGCCGGCACGCTCTACGGCATCAACAAGGGCGAGATGTTCATCCACCAGCGGCACGACTGGAAGTGGATGGACCGGACCGGCAACATGTGGCAGCAGGTGCCCAACAAGGACACCTTCACCGCCACGATGTACAAGTACTCGAACATCGGCGTCACGCGACGCAACGCGTTCGGGAAGCTCACCGGCATCACCGAGGTCTAACCTCACCGAGGCCGGTGCCCAGCGCCCCGGTCCTGCGGATTCTTGGATGTGCTCGCATTCTTGCCGCGGGGCCGGGGCCTTTCTCATAGAACAGGACCCCCAACATGTTGAACCTCGCAGACCACGCCTACGGCCTCGACTTCGAGCCCGCCATCCGGCTCAACGAGATGATCCGCGAGCGCTACCCGAACCTCTCAGTGCGCCGCATCCCCGAATCCGACCCGTTCTTCACGCCCGAGAAGCCCTGGGGGATCTGGGAGGACACCGCGATCACGCTCGGCACCGGGCAGTCCAACTGGGTGTTCGCACTCAGCCCGTACTCGCTCGACCATCGCGTGCTCGCCCGGCTGTACGAAAACGACCTGTCCCGCGGCGTCGTCGCGAACCGGAAATGGGAGGCGCTCGCCGCCGCCGAGAACGACGCCCGGCAGAAGCTCTGGCAGGAGCAGCAGGATCAGCGCAAGGACGAGATGCTCGGCTTTCTGATGGCGGCCCGCCACCGCAACTACGTTCGGATGACGGTCGACGGCGATAAGCTCAGGATCGGCGACGGCCCGGCCGAGCGCACCCGCACCTTCATCGTCTAGGAGGACGAGATGCCCATCGAGACGTTCACACGGACGGGCCAGGATATCGCCGACGACGTGCAGGCGAAGTTCGGTGACACCGGCCAGGTCCAGATCACCAACGACATGATCCTGGACTGGATCAACTCGGGCCAGCGCGAGATCGCCTCCAACGGCTTCACGCTGGAGGCCACCTCGACCACGAACCTTATCGGCTCGCAGTCGGTCTACGACCTCTCGGCGATCACGGACGCCATCCGCAACGTGGTGCAGGTCCGAGTGAACGGCGCCTACGTGCAGATGCTGCAGTACCCGGAGTTCGCCCAGTTCGTCCGCGACAACACCGCCACGAACAGCCAGTCCGGGATCGGCGCGATCTACGCCGGTGTCCTGCATCTGTGGCCGGCACCGGCCGCCTCGATCGTCGGCGGGCTCGTCATCGACTACACGGCCTACCCTGCCGATCTCGCGTCGCTGGCGAGCACGCTGACCGTGCCGAACCGGTTCTTCCAGGCGCTCGCCGACTGGGTGCTCGCGCAGGCGCTGGAGCTGGACGAGAACTACGACGCCGGCCAGACGAAGCTCGGCCACTACGAGAACCGGATCACCAAGCAGCTCGCGCGCACACACGAGTCGCCGAGCGACTACTTCCACGTCGTCGAGCCGAAAGCGGAGTGGGACTGATGCCCGGCAAGCCGGTCCATCTCGGCCCGTTCAAGAACGGCCTGATCGCCACCAACGACTCCGACCCGACGACGATCCCCGACTTCTCGCTGAGCCGGTGCGTCAACTTCGACTTCGGCCAGGACGGCGCGCTCGCCTCCCGGCCGGCGATCGTGACAGAAGTTGCGCCCCCGGTGGCGAACACGCGCATCCACCCGCTCGGGGTGAACCCGTATTACGTGCGCAACGACGGCTCGACGTTCCTTGTCGCCGCGTGCGGCACGCAGACCTGGCTGTACGACATCGTGGCGAAGACCTGGACGTCGATCTGGAACCAGGCCGCGAACGGGTTCGTCCAGTACGACAACAAGGTGGTGCTGTGCTCGGAGGCCGGCGCCGGCGGCTACTGGGAGGCCGGCACGTTCACGGCCACGCCGACGATGCCAGCCGGCAGCCAGATCGTCGTCTACCAGGAGCGGTTCTGGATCTTCGGCGCCAAGGGCACCTCCGCCTCCACCACGGTCTACTTCTCCAAGCTGAACGTGATCAGCCCGCCCAGCTCGATCTTCGACTGGGCGCCGACGAGCGATTTCTTCACGGTCGGCAAGGGCGATGGGCAGTGGATCACCGGCCTCCTGCCCGACCCGAACGCGCTCATCATCTTCCGCTCGTCGTCGTCGTGGGTGTTCACGTTCCCGGGCTCGCCGGCGCAGGGCACGCTGCGCCAGATCGACCAGAAGATCGGCGCCGACAACAAGTGGTGTTTCGTCCAGAACGAGAACCAGTATTACGTGCAGTCCCAGGGCTTCATGTATCAGTTCCTGAACTTCCGGTTCTACCCACTGAACACGAAGCGCCTGGAGTTCGTGCCCGGCACGATCTCCTCCGGCTCGGCTCAGTTCGACATCCGGCTCGGCGTGTTCGCCAACCGGATCATCTTGTTCTACCGCGGCGCGCTGTGGGTCTACTCGGTGACGACGAACACCTGGAGCGAATGGGACACGGCGACGGACGCCGGCCAGTTCCACACCATCCCGCCCACCTCGCTGACCGGCGACTCTCGGGTGGCGTTCGCGGTCACCGCGTCGAACACCGGAAGCCAGCAGAAGCTGCTGCGCATCGCGGAGGACCCGATCCCCGCCGGCGGCACCGGCGAGCAGATCACCGCCTGGATCAGGACGAAGGCGACCGCGGTCGATGACGCCAGCCGGTTCAAGCGGATGTTCTACTGGACGGTGGAGGCGCTGACTGCGAAGGGCGTGAAAGGCGCGGCCAACCCGGTCACCGTGGTCAGCAGCTCGACCACCTGGAACGACATGGAAGGGTTCAACCAGGACCAGTTCGGCACCTGGGACAACCCGCTGATCGTGCTGCCGGTGATCGTCGACGACGTGTCGTTCCCGACGCCGAGCCCGGCGCACACGGTCACGAAGATGATCCGCTCGATGAAGATCACCCGCATTTTCTTCGAGGTCTACCTGACGTTCGACGGCACCACCCGCACGGTTCCGGCGAAGATCTACGACCTGGTGGCATACTTCAGGGAGTCGGCAGGCGTTGCGAAGAAGGTGAGCTGATGGCCGCAGGATCTGGCTACGAGGTGGGCCCCACGGGCGGCTTCGAGTGGTCCGCGGCGGCGGCCGGCCCGCGGCGTTACGGCGTCGGCGGCTCGACCACCGCCACCAGCGGCCCGGTGAACAAGCTCGGCTACCAGGAACGTGAGGTGCGTCGCCGCGCTCGCCAGAAGCGCATCTCCGATATGATCGGCCCGACACCGGCTGTCCCCGCCCCGGTCCTCCGGGGTATGGGTCAGTTCTCAGCACAGTAGGAGGACCCCGTGGCAGGTCGCAAGCCGCTCCCCCCGCTCATCGAGCAGGGAACCCGCACGGCGCGCCCGCGCGGGCGCGCAACGATCGACGACAACGGCACGGTGCCCGGCTTCGCGGCGGCCCGCCAGCGCGCGATCCAGAACATGACCAACGCCGAGAAGAAATCGCCCCGCACGACCTGGATGCCGAAGCCCCGACGCTACGGCAGCGGCTCGTTCACACAGGATGCCTAGGAGAGACACGATGGCCAGCAACTACCAGCCGATGCCGGCGCCGTCCAGCGGCAACCGCACGGGCAACAGTCCGATCACCGCGACGGATCGCATGGGCGGCGGCCGGCCGAAGCCGCGTCGGCAGCAGAAGCCAATCAGCGCGTTCATCCGCCAGCCCGGCGCGAACCTGCCGCCGGCGGGCATCCGCAAGCCGTCCCCGCAGCAGAAGTCGCAGGCTCGCGCTCGCGCCATCCAGGGGATGAAGTGATGGCCGGCAAGAACCCGTTCCCGCCCGCAGCGCCCGCGAAGAAAGGGAAGGTGCCGCCGCAGTTCGCCGCCTTCCTGAAGGGCAAGGCGAAGGGGAAGAAAGCCGTCCCGAGCAAAGGCCAGAAGTCCAAGGCCCGCGCCGCGGCCATCGCCCGCATGGCGGCGAAGAACCCGTCCGACAAGCCCCCTGCCTCCATCCAGAACTTCCTCCAGAAGAACGGACAGTAGATCATGGTCAACCGACTCGTCGGCGGTGGATCCGCCGCTCCCAAGACCAGCCGGCCGCTCAACTCGCCCTTCCGGGTGCAGACAACGGCCCCCGCGGGCATCGCAGCGCCGGCCTCCGTCTCGCGCCCGGTCCCGATCAACCAACCGGCCCCCGTGCCGGTGTGGGACAACTCGGTCGACTCCGGTGGCGGGGGCGGCTACTCGGGCGGTGGCGGCGGGGGTGGCGGCAGTGCAGCCGCGGCCACGCAGGTCGCCGCGCGCCCGTCGCTGCAGGACTTCATCTCCGGCAACTTCCTGAACAAGCAGGCCATCGACGAGGGCAACCGCCGGCTCGGCGAGTTCGACGCCGACACGACCCGCCAGCAGGGGCTCGTCGCCGCCGACCAGGCGCTGCGCCGGACGAACCTGCAGCAGAACCTGGACGACCAGGGCGTGCAGAACGCGGAGACGATGGCCGCGCGCGGCCTGCTCAACAGCGGCCTCACCTTCCAGAACCAGGACAAGATCAACCAGTTCGGGAACAACCAGCGCGGCGTCATCGACCAGCTCCTCTCGACCTTCCAGACGAACCGCGCCGGCCAGCGCGCGCAGCAGGAAGCGGCGAACCGGGCGGCCATCCAGGACGCCATCTCGAAGATCACCGACCAGTACGCGGCGCAGTACGGCGCAGCGTCCGGCATGTAAGGTTCCCCCATGGCCACCCCCACCCAGAATGTCGGCGCGCGCAGCGGCACGGCGGCGAGCGACCTGTACAACCAGCAGCGCTCCGCCACCGCCCAGACGATCGCCGACATTCTGGCGCAGGGCGACGCGCTGAAGGGCGGCCTGACCAGCTCGGCCAGCGGCGGCTACTACACCGGCGGCTCGCCCGGGTACACGGTGGACAACCGCGGTGCGGTGAACGCCAGCTACAACACCATCCGCGGCGACGTCGGCAACGTGTTTGGCCAGGCGGTCGCCGCCGTGAACGCGCAGAACCCGCAGATCCAGGCGGACGCCGCCAACCGGCAGAACATGATCTCGGCGCTGCTCGCGAGCCAGAACCAGGCGGCATCGGCAGCCGGTGCTCAGCAGCTCTCCGACCAGCAGCTCGCCGCTCAGCGGATGGGCCTGGCGGTGACGCCGCAGACGTCGCGCGCGAACGCGTCGGCGAACGCGCTCGCCGCCTACCGTGGCGCCGGCGCCGGCCTGCAGAAGAACTACTTCGGCGCACTCGGGAAGTTCGCGCTCGACCGCAACCAGGCCGCTGCCGGTGCGTTCTCGTACGCGAACGACGAGCAGCAGAAGAAAATCGAGCAGGCCCGTCAGGCGGCGCTCGCGAAGGCGTTCTATTTCGTGCCCGGCTCGCGTGGCCGCTACGTGAAGAACAGCAGCACCGCGCAGGGCAAGACGGACAAGAAGACCATCTCGGCGATCACCAAAGAGCAGAAGGCGATCACGAGCGCCCAGAACAAGGACACCGCCCAGCGCGCGAAGGACGCGAGCATCCGGCAGAACGCGGTTCAAGCGAACCGCCGGCTGACCTAGGCGCTATCCTCGCCCTATGGGCGCATCCAACGACGAGCGGGCGAACGCGGTAGCTGACTGGTTCGCGCGGGCCGGCAGCCAGATCGGCCGGATGAACGAGACGGTCGCGGCGAGCAAGGCCGACGTGAAGCGGACAGCGCTGCAGAAGCGCACCGGCGCGGCGAACCTCCGCTCGGCCGCCAAGCTGGAAAAGGCCGGCATCAAGTACGCCGGCGGCAAGGGCGCGCCGCCGCTGACCACCGCGGACACGCTGCACCTGATCAACGGGAAGGTCGTGAAGGGCACCGCCAACGCGGGCGGCATCATCGCGGACAGCACCGGCGCGCCCGTGAACAACCCGGGCGGCGACCAGTCGCTGTCGAAGAACGACTTCCTCGACTCGACGGTGGAGAACCTGCGCAAGAACCAGCTCGGCTTCCTCGGTGGCGGCAAGGGCGGGCTCGGCGACTTCATCGCGGACACCGTGAAGAACGTCTCCAAGAACACGCCGGTCGGCGACGTGCAGAACTACCTGCTGAACAACTCCGACCCGCTCGGCCGGCCGCAGAACGCTGGCCAGTGGGTGATGAACGCACTGTCCGCCCCGCTGTATGCAGTCGCGGAGGGCTCGCACGCGGTCGGCGAGGCCGCGGCGCAGAACGAGGCGAAGGGCCAGAAGCACGACCTGAACCCGTTCGCGCCCGCCGGCGCCATCGGCTCGATCGGCACCTTCCTCGGTGGCGCGTCCCGCGGCGCGGCGGAGGGCTTCGGCGCGCGGTTCGCCGACCACCAGCCGCGCACCATGGGCTCGAACCTGGAGGAGCTGGGGACCCAGAAGGCGCTGCAGGGTGCGCTTGGCAAGGACGCCGGCAACTTCGCGCAGGGCGTGCTCGGCGGCGCGGCCGACATCGCGTTCGACCCGACGACCTGGTTCTCGATCGGCGCGGGCGCCGCGGCGAAGGGTGCCATCGCTGGCGCCCGGGATGCGCGGGTCGCCGCGCAGCTCGCGAAGGACGCAGAGGCGGTCGGCGCTACCGCGGTGCGCGATGAGGCGGGCAAGGCGCTGGACGCGTCCGTGCTGGCCGAGAAGTACTCCGGCAAGCCGGCGGACGCCAAGAACGTCGCCGCGGCCGAGCGCGCCCTGCCGAAGGCGCCGGCCGCCGGCCAGCGGTACGGAACCCCGCTGCAGGAAGCGGTCATCGGTGCGGGCCGCGGCTTCCGGGAGAACGTCGGCCGGCCGGTGTTCGGCGACCCGGTGAAGGCCCAGTTCAAGCAGGACACCAGGGCGATCCGGAAGGCGTACGAGTCGCTGACGCCGGCGGAGCGCGCCACCGTGCAGAAGCTGCCGAAAGAGCAGTGGGCGCAGGGCGTGCTCGACGCCGCCGCCCAGAAGCAGGCCACCGGCCAGGCGTTCGCCGAGGGGGATCTCGCGGACACGCTGAAGCCGATCCCGAAGGGTCTGCAGGGCGTGCTGAACCCGCAGGCCGCAGACGCCATGGCGGCCGGTGTGAACGACCTGCTGCCGACGATCACCTCGCGCGCCGGCGACGCAGAGAGCCTACTGGCCCGCTCGACGACCGGCGGCGAGGGCGCGGCGCTCTCCGACACCGACCACGCGGCCGTCCAGTCCGCGATCTCCGCCTCGATCAACCCGCGGGCCTGGCAAGCGAACGAGTCCCTGCTGCGCCGGAACCCGCAGATCGCCAGCTTCTTCGACTCCACCATGAAGGTCGGCGGCCGGGAGTACAAGGTGGCGGAGGTCGCCCGGAAGCTCGCAACGGGCGACCCCCTGAGCACACCATATCGTCGCTACCAGGAGGCGTTCGACGGTGCTATCACGCAGGCGAAAGGCCGTGCTGGCACGGTCGCGCAGCCGGACCTGGCTGGTGCGCTGCAGGCGGACGGCTTCGCACCTGATCTGGCTTCTGGCAACCTGGTGGAACGGCTGAACTCGGTCCCCTTCGAGGCACGCAAGAACCTGCTCCAGCAGATCGTCGGCGGCGGCAAGACCTACAAGACGTTCGACGACGCCATGCGGGCGGCCAGCCAGGGCCAGATCGAGTCGACGATGATGCGCACCATGCTCGCCCGGCTCGGCATCGAGTCGAAGGCGGCGAAGCCGCAGGAGCTGCAGCGTCTGCTCGACGGCCAGGGCAAGACCAACTGGGAGCAGATCAAGGCGTCCGTGCGCTCGCCGCAGGAAGTGCTCGACATCCACGGCATCGACGACACCGCGGTGGCCGCCGCCGAGCGGATGGATCTCGGCGCTGAGCTGCCCGCCCAACAGGAGGCGTACCAGGCGAGCGTGCAGGCCCAGTACGGCTACGACCCGATGAAGATCGCCCCGCTGAAGACGAACGGGAAGGTCACCGGCGACAGCACCGGCGCCGCCATTTTCGAGGCGTCCCAGACGCTCGGAAACCGGCTCGGCAAGGGCGAGTCGACGGAGGGCTACGACATCGAGTCGACGGTCGCCGTGCACAAGGCGATGATGCGCGAGCTGGGGCAGACGGCGAACATGCGCGGGCTCTCCGGCCAGGCGCGCGCAGCGTACATCCTGCCGCGCTACCGCGAGGCCATGCGGACGGTGGAGGCCGGCAGCACCGCCAACGGCATCATGCCCCGCATCGTCGACGAGCACTCCACCGTCGACCCCCTGTTCGTCTCCTGGGGCCAGATCATCGACGAGATCCCCGACGAGACGCTCGGCCGCGCGCTGTTCTCCCCGGACTTCAGCCGCGGCACGCACGCCGCCGAGCTGGAGAAGGGGTTCAAGCAGGGCTTCACCGCCTACCCGAGTGCCATCATGAACGGCGTCCGCGCGGCCATGCTTGGGCACGACGCCGACACGGTGGCCGGTGCGATGTTCGCCCAGCACATCGGCCGCTCCGACACGGACAAGTACATCAACCTGCGCGGGATCTACCAGGACGTCGCGCAGGTGATCACCTCGCCCGAGTTCGTGGCGAAGATGAAGGCGCTCGATGCCGCGCAGCAGCCGCTCGCCTACGCGTACTCGCGCGCGGCGGCCGAAGGCATCGTCACCCCGATCAGCCAGCGCATCATGACGATCGTCGACCGCGCCGGTGACCAGGGCGCCACCCGGGACGAGATCCGGGCGGCGCTCGCCGACGCGCGCCGCGAGGCGACGTCGGCCGCCGGCTACCCGTCGCTGGTAGCCGACATGACCCAGCAGCGCCTGGACAACGGGTTCGTCAACGGCGTGCTCGGCGAGTACGGCGCCCTGGTGCTGAACGCGCAGGAGCGCATGGTGAAGGCGAACCGGGTCGCGTCGCTCGCTGGCGCCGGCCGCAAGCTGGAGCAGAATAAGGCGCGCGTCGCGCAGCTCGACGACGCCGAGCCGCACATGAAGGACTCCGCGGGCGTCGGCGCGGGCGCCGACGAAGTGGAGGAGCTGGCGAACAATGAGACGTACTGGAACCTGATGGACGCCTGGACCGGCATCTACCGCTGGACTCAGCGGATGGGCACCGCGTTCTCCGGCCGGTTCGGCATGGACGACATGAAGGATGCCCTGGTGGAGTCGCAGACCACCGGGTTCCTGGTGTCCGCCGAGTACAACCGCGGGCTGCGGAACTGGTTGCACGGCAAGCGCACCGGCCTCAGCCCGAAGCGGCTCGGCGGCCTGGCCGACAAGATCGCTCAGGCGAAGGGGCTCAGCGAGCCGGTCCCGCTCGACGTCGCCGTGCAGCACACCCGGGACTGGTGGAGCGCGCTGGCCGCGGTCCCGCAGGGCGCGACTGGAAATGACGTGATCCGCGCGCTGCGCGTCGGCCGCCGGCCGCAGGGCCTGCTCGACGGCGTGCGCGCGCTGGAGGACTGGGAGATCCCGGAGGCGCTGCAGATGCGCCAGTTCATCGACCAGGTGTTCAACGAGGGCGACGCTGGCCTGTTCAACCGCTCCGGCCTGCAGACCCGCGACGTGCTCACGGAGATGGGGCGCTACCGCGCGTTCAAGCAGGGCGGCGAGTTCGAGAAGATGCGCCCCGCCTATGGTGAGGCGCTCGATTCGCAGGCGCACATCTGGCGCGACTTCGACGTGACCGCGGTCAATCCGCTGGACCTGCTCGACCAGTACATGGCGGCGATGGCGGCGGCCGGCGTGAAGCCGAGCACCGGCGCCCAGATCTCCAAGCTGTGGGGGCGCTACAACCCGAGCGCGGAGGAGATCAAGCAGCTCGGCCTGCGCCGGCTGAACACGACCGGCAACAAGGCGGACCTGGCGACCTACGTCGACCCGAATGCCTATTTCACCGCGCACGAGGTGCGCCAGATGAGCTTCCTGCAGCAGGCGCTGAACTACTCGAAAGAGTTCCCGGCGATCATGCAGCCGGTGGTCCGCGCGTACGACGCGCTCACCCGCGTGCTGAAGTCGTCCGCGACGGTGTGGCGGCCCGGCCACCACGTCACCAACATCCTCGGCGACATGTTCATGAACCTGCTCGCCGGCGTCAACCCGCTGCACATCATCCGCGCCGTGAAGATGATGCAGACCTGGGGGCACCTGCTGGACGCGGATCTCGGGCCGCTGGCGTCGCTGGAGCGCGCCACCCGGCCGATCGGTTCCAACGTAGACCTGGCGCCGAACGCGAAGTTCGGGAAGGACTTCGTGATCGTCCACGTCAACGGGAAGCCGCAGCCGCTGTCCCTGGCGGAAGCGATGCAGTACGCGCACCGCTCCGGCGTCGCCATGACGCACGCCGCGGTGATGGACATGGCCGAGACGGGCCCGGGTCGCGTGGTCAGCTCGACGAACCCGCTGGCCCGCCTGAACCGTGCGACGATCGGCAAGGCCGACCACGCGCTCGGCGAGTTCAGCGCGCTGCGCGACAACCTCACCCGGCTGCCGCACTTCATCGCGGCGCTGGAGCGGGGCAACTTCCGCTCGATGGATGAGGCCATGTTCAAGGCGGCCGGCGAGGTGCACGACTACCACCCGACCGCGCTCGCCGGTTCCGGCTTCGAGCAGAAGGTGCTGCGCCGGACGTTCTACTTCTACACCTGGACCCGCCAGGCGGCGTCGCGGATCATCCGCACAGCGATGGACCGGCCAGGCCTGATCACCATCCCCTCGAAGTTCCAGTACGAGATGGCGCAGGCGAACGGGCTGAACCCGGAGTCGATCGGCGTGCCGTTCGACCCGAACAACGACAACATCCCGGACTACCACACGGAGAGCCTGCTCGGCCCGACCTACTACGGCGGGCTCACGCCGGTGCCGGACCCGGAGGGCAAGACGGCGTGGGGCTACTCGCTCAGCTCGCCGCAGATCGACGCCCTGCAGTCGCTGTTCTCTGGCGCCAACTCGGTGCCCGGTCAGACGGGCCTGGAGGGCACCGGCCAGCAGGTCGTCGGCGGCTCGTGGGATCTGGCGGCCCAGAATGCGAACCCGCTGCTGAAGCTGCCCGGCGTGCTGACCGCCGGCTTCGACCCGGGGAAGGTGGATCTGGCCGAGCCGGAGCCGTTCAAGAACGCGCAGGTCGACAAGACGAAGTGGGTCGCCGACCAGCTCGGCATCCTGACGACCGGCGCGAAGCTGACCGGAGCCTACCAGCAGGCGTTCCCCGGCCCGATCGACCCGAAGACCGGCCAGCCGTACAAGACGGCGGACCAGCAGGATGCGGATCGACAACGGGCGCTGTGGAACGCGCTGACCGGCCTGAAGTCGACCAGCTACGACGACGCCACGAGCACCGCGGTGGCCGCGTCGCAGCAGAAGGCTCGGGCGCTCGCCGCCAAGCGCGCGCATTGACTACAAAGTCATCATGCACTAGGGTGGGGCCATGACGATGACCCCTGAGCAGATCGAGTCGCTGGAGCTGTCCGTGCTGCCCGAAGCCACCGTTCCCGAGCCCGTCCCTGCCCTGCAGTATCAACTCGCGACGAACGAGAACTTCCGGCTCGTCGACGCGGCGATAGGAGAACTCCGTGACGATCTTCGACGCCGGCGCCTTCCTCGCGAGCGTCGGCCTCGCCGAACAGGCGCGCCAGCTCGTCTTGCAGCAGACGACTTCCGATTCTTCCTCGTCATCCTCGGAGGTGTTGTTCTCTTTGCGCTCGCTAGCTTCGCTGCTAGCTTCGCTGGCCAGTACGCCATGGCCCGCAACACCGGACTCCCCGAGCTTCTCTGGTGGCTGGTCCCCCTGTTTATCGACCTGCCGATCATCGTTCTCTCGCTCGCGACTCTCATCTTCCGAGCCCGCGGACAGCACGTCTGGCACACCTGGGCCGTCGTTGTTCTCCTCACCGGCCTCTCCTCCGCAATCAACGTGGCCCACGTCTACGCAGTGGGAGCAGGGGCTGCCGGTTCAATTGGACTGGGATTGGGCGCCGTCGTCATGGGTGGCGCCCCCTGGCTCGTCCTCATAAGCTTCGAGGAGCTTGGCCGACTCGGCATCAAGCCCCCCGAGAAAAAGCGTCCGGCGCCGCCGGCGCGCAAGACCACCACCAAGAAAGCGAGCAGATAATGGCCGACATCACAGACGAGACGGTCGCGCAGTCCGTCAAGCAGTTCTTCTCCGCCGCGGAGGGCGCGCCGCCCACCGACGAGCAGCGCGCGCAGGTGAGCCAGCTCACCTACCTCGTGCGCCGGCTCGGCCAGGAGATCATCCAGAACGTGCCGAACGGCCGCAACAAGTCGCTCGCGCTGACCGCGCTGGAGGAAGTGCAGATGCGCGCCAACCGCGCCATCTTCGACCCGCTCGGCTCGCGCTTCCCGGCGACCGACAACAACCCGGAAGGCACCCGATGAGCATCGGCTATGGCGCGCTGACGCCGAATCAGCAGACGGAGGCGGCGCTGCTCGCGCAGCACGCCGCAGGGCTCGGCCTCCAGCCGCAGCCGCAGGGCACGCAGGTGAAGATCAGCCTGCCGGACACCGGCGTGGCGCCGGTGCCGATCGAGGATGCCGAGCCCGGCTCGGTCATCGCCGTGTGGGGCCCCGGCTTCTACCCGGGCGAGAAGTGCACCGTGCTCGCGCGCGAGCTGGAGTGGGGACCGAACTCGATCCCGGCGCTGCACCTGGTCGACGAGAAGGGCGAGCGCCGGCTGCTCACCTCAGGCATGCAGGGCGCGCGCATCCAGATCCTCGTCTCCGCCGCCCAGCTCGGCATCGAGCAGATCCCGGAGGGCGCCGTGCGCGCCCGCACCCGTCCGTTGGATGTGGTGGCGCTGCAGTGGAAGGGCAGCGCCGCGGAGGCCGCGAAGGTGATCCTCTGGGCCACCCGCTTCGCTGTGCTCCGCTTCCACGACGAGGAGGCCGCCGGTGACGAGTACATGGTCATCGAGAAGCTGGACCGCTCCGCGGAGGAGTACCTGCGCCCCGGCGACTACGTGGTGAAGGATCCGGACGGCGGCCTCACCGTCGTCACCCAGGCGGACTTCCCGCGGCTGTATGAGGAGGTGGCTCTCTTTGGCTGAGATCCAGTCCAAGGCCGTCCGGCGCCAGGCCCTACAGTGGGATGGCACCGAGAACAGCGGCTACGGCATCGCCGCCTGGGTGAACAGCGAGTCCACCCCGGAACAGCGCGCGATGTACCAGCCCCCCCAGGAAGCGGCCGGCGAGAAGCTGGACCAGTACCTCACCGTGCTCACCCTGAATGGCTGGGTTGTCGTCGAGCCGAATGACTGGGTGATCCTGGACGACCTGGGCCACCCCTACCCGTGCAACCCGGTGGTCTTTGAGGCACGCTGGGAGGTCGTCGATGCCTAAGGCGAAGCCGATGAAGGTCGGCGTCTACATCATCCTGGACGCCAAGCGCCAGGCCCCGCCGAACTACGAGATCCCGCTGTTTCTGGCGCCGCTGGAGCAGCCGGGCACGTACGTCGAACTGCCGCACGGCACGCCCAAGGGCGCGTTCATCCACTCGATCGCCTACACCGGCTCGCCCGTCGAGGACATCTACACGGTGTACTTCGTGGCGACGGCGGACGTGAGCTACCCGAACGGCGAGCCGGTGCTGACGTTCCAGCCGGAGGCGCACCGGATGTTCGAGCTGCTCGGGCTGGCGTTCCGCGCGGAGTCCGCCGGCCGGGAGATGCTCGACAACGTGCTCGCGGAGGTCGCTGAGGTGGTCGCGAACGAGACGACCGGCCAGGCGCTCGGATGGATCGCCGACCAGCGCAGGAAGGTCGCCCGCGCGCGCTAGTCCGCTGAGGCACAGAAAAGCCCCGGAAGGCCCTTTGCAAAGGGCGTCCGGGGCTTTTCGGTGTCAGGGCTGCGTGTCCTTGTCCCGTTCGGGCTCTCGGCGCTTGATCAGCAGCTCGTGTCGCAGCCGCTCGCGGGAGATGAACAGCGCCACGAACATGAAGATCACCGCGGCCGGCAGCAGCAGGAACACGACCGCCCGCAGCCAGTCCCGCAGCGGGTAGTCGCCCGGGGTGAGCAGCCGGGTGATCACGCTGTAGATCTCCAGCAGGCTGAGCACCGCGAGCAGGCCGAAGATGCTGGAGCCGGCGAGCGTGTCGAACCAGCGGAAGCGGAGGCCATACAGCAACGTGAACAGCACGATGAGCACGACGCCCACCCAGAGTTCTCCGTTGGCGATGATGTCGAGAGTGGTGGTCGGAGGGTGGTAATCAGCAGTGTGAAGTGCGAGCTTCAGTGCGAGCATCAGGCATGTCTTTCAGTCGTCCGGTCTACGAGAGTGATCCGGTAATCCCGGCCGAATCCGTTCTGCTCGCGCTTCCCGACCAGGAATCCCACGAGTGATTCTACCGCCGGCTGCCGACGCTGAGCCGCATCCAGGGCAGCCTGAGACGAACCGTTCTGTGCACGCAGCATTTCGAGCAGCTCGCGCTCGCGGGCGAGTTGCTCATTCGACTCCTGGATCTGCTTGCGAATTCGTGGCATGGGTGTCACGTCTCGACCTTCTCAGTGGTGTCCCCCTTAGAGGGTACAACCGGAACCTCTTGGAAGAAGTGCTGAACCGCGCCCAGAGCCTCTGAGAAACCACCAATCTGCGCAACCTGGGCGTCCACTGTATTCTGCAGACGATCGCGCTGGTTGGTAAGCAGAACGATCTGTTCATCCTTGATGCCGAGCAGGTCATCCTTGTTCTTCAGCAGCTCCTGCACCCGCGGCCACGGGGCCAGCCAGTTCTTGACCAAGGCGAAGACAATGAAGCCGGTGAGCAGGCCGGCAACCGGCCACCCCGAGCCGTCGATGATGTCGGCGAAGTCGATGTTCACCGGCTCTCCCCTTGCATGCTGCCGACTCTACTGCAAGGGTCGGTCTACCCCTGGCAGCGGCTCAGGGTTCCTCCACGAGGATATCAATGCCGAACGCGGCGGCCGAACCGCCCGAGTTGCCGCCCGTGTACGCGTACAGGCCGCGGGAGAAGCCCACCTCCGACGTGCTCGCCAGGTACAGCGCCACGCCGTCGCTGGCCTGCACGAACGAGCTGGGCTGGCTGGCGTCGTAGAAGTAGTCCCCCGAGCTGGACTCGTAGCCGATGTAGTACGGCACGCCGGCGGTCATCACGATCGGCGAGACGGTGAAGTCGGTGTACCTGTTGGCGCCAGCCGCCGCAGTCAGCGCCACCTCCGCGAGCGGCGTGGCGGGACTGGCGATCGAACCGATGCCCTGCGCCCACACCTGGCCCTTGAACCCGGTGAACGCGGCGCCGGCGGACGCCGCCCACACTCGGCCGCCGACGATCTTCCAGCCGGTGAGGCCCACCACGTAGAACGCGTTCGCCAGCCGAACCGGCTGGCCGTCGTTGGCGAGCACCGGGGAGAGCCCGCCGCCCCAGACTCGATGCTGAGGCTTCCCCCCGCTAGGAGGGGCTAAGAAAAAATCCCGCATCACGTCCGTCAGCGAGCCCCCGTGGCCGACTTTCGTGCTGAAGAACTTGTACTGCTGGTAGTGCAGCGCGCGGGTCGTGTCCGCGTTCGCCACCTGGTAGTAGGCGAGCTGGTGGTCGTCGAACGTGCCGACGCTGAGCCCGTTGGTCTGCTTCCAGAACGCGACCTTGTGATCCGCCAGGGACCCTGACGTCAGCCCGCTGCGCGTGCTGTAATACTCGAATTCCCCTTGACGGGCCATGCGGTCATCCTAACGCGCGACACCCCCTGGACCGCGCATCCAGGGGGTGTCATTGCGCCGCCGGCCGTTGTCGCCAGGCGCGGATCGGGGGTTACTTGCGGGGGACGTTCGGCACCGTGACCGCGAGGCCAAACAGGCTGGAGAGGTAGAGGTAGCCGGCGGTCACCGGCACGGTCACGGCCGAGAGGTCGAACGCCGTGGTGGCGCCGTCCACGACGACCGCGGTGCCGAGCAGCACGCCGACCACGCCGAGCACGACGCCGACGACCCGGCGCACGGTCGGGTTGGCGACGACGACGTTCGGCGTCTCGGTGGGGGCGGCGGCGACGGCGGGCGCCGGCGTCAGGATCTGCTCGGGCGTTGGGCCCGGGGTGGACTCGCCTTCGACGTGGCTCACGCTCAGCTCCAGCCCGTCGCGTTCTTGCCGGCCACGATGCGGTCGAACTCAGCCTGGTCGACGATCTGCAGGCTGTAACCAGCCGAGGCGAACGTGGACAGTTTCGCCATGCTGTCCAGTAGCAGAACCTTCTGGTCCTCCAGTCGGACGGCGGCCACGTCCGCTCTCTTGTTGCCCTTGATGATTCCGAACATTTTCGGCCTCCAGTACTTGTGTGGTGGGATCGGTACGGGCTTGGGATCTCCGGCCAGGATCTGCTGCGCCCGCACAGCGATCCAGTTCAGGTTCATGCCTCCGGGGCATGCGGTCGCATAAGACGCGCCGAAGATGGTGTAGATCTCGCGGTGACCGAACACGGTCCAGCTGCGCGGGTCACCTTCGCGGTGCGGGCGGAACCCGTCGCGCTGCGCCCAGAACGCCACCATCTTCGCCAGCGACTCATGGCTGGCGTCGGAGATCGTCCAGCCGTTCGTCGACTCGTTCGCGCACTCCACGCTGGAGAGGATCGAATCGAACCGGGCGTCAGCGAGCGACCAGGCCCGGAAATCCGGGTCGTTGGCGATCTTCGCGATCCGGTTGTCCTTGATCACCCGGTTGCTCGACACCTCGCGCGAGCCGGTCGTCTCCATCTGGATCACCTGATCCATGTTGGTCGTGGCGGCGTGGTGCAGCGCCACGCCGATCCGCGGCCGGGTGACCACCGGGGACTGCTGGAACGTCGAGTAGTGCTCGTTCGTGGGATCGGTGACGGTCATCATTCCCCCTGTCCACTGCGCGCGTCCTGCGCGTTGTACGGGTCGTCCGGGTCGTACAGCTTGTCCTCCAGCTTGTCGACCTCGCCCTTGCGGATCATCGCGGCGACCAGCTCATCATACGTTCGGGGTTCCATCGTCTTCCTCTCCTAGAACGGGTTGCGGCCGAACAGACGCACTCGGCCGGTGAACGAGCCGGCCGGCACGAAGATCGTCAGGCCATCGTGGGCGCCGGCAGTCAGGGCAACGGAGCCGTTCTGCTGGATGATGCTGCTGCCATCCCAGCCGCTGCCCTTACTCATAGTGCGCCGGGTGGCGTCCATCGGATTGATGATCGACAGGTCGATCAGGCCGCCGAGCGTGTCCACGCGGCCGAAATTCGCCGCCGACTGGGTGACTTCCTGGGTGACCGTCATCGACGCCGCCGCCTCCACCCGGTTGCGGTTCCAGTTCCACCCGGTGTCGGAGCCGGCGTTCCGCGCCCGCCAGAACGTCTGCGCGCCGGCCGAGCCGAGCAAATCCGCTTCGATGTCGTAGACCTGGAAGTCGTTCGTGAAGCAGCCATTCAGGCTGAAGCTGGTGACCGCCCCGCTGAGCAGCACGTTGCCACCGTCGCGGGTGAGCGTGCCGCCGGTGACGGCCGTGGTGAAACCGGTCAGTGGGACCCGGCCGGAGTCGATTGCCGCATACCAGCCCGCCGTCGTACGCGTATTCACGCCGGCGCCGGCGTCGCCGTCCTGCGCAAAATACTGCTGGGTGTAGTTCTTCCCGGCGTCCGTGTTGAACCAGCGCGGCGCCGTGTTCGCCAGCGCCACCCGAGCGGCAGCGTTCGACGGCACCCCGTACAAGCCATCCCGGGCGGCGGTGGTGCCGGCGGGGACCAGGCCGTTGCCGACCAGCTTCCCCTCGATCGTGGTCAGCCGGGCGCGGTCGGCGCCGATCGCCGCATCCACGCCGGTGAAGTTGCCGTTGTAGACGCTGCCCTCCCAGGCTTGGCCGGAGCCGAGCACGGGGAGGATCGCGCCGGTGTTCGGCAGGGGGGCCTGGTAGGTCATGGTGCCTCCGGCAAGGGGAGAGGGGCGGACGTCTGCGCTGCCATCGTAGCGGCCACCCCGGACGGTGAGCCCATCACCGCGGCGGCGATCCGCCGAGTGACCGCCACCGGCACGCGCTCCTCGTCGAGGATCTGGTAGACCAGGCCGAGCAGCGCCGCCACATCCTCACCCGTCAGGGTGCGGAAGTCGGAGCCGTTGAACGCCATCACCCGGTCGATCGCCTGAATGTCGCCCTTGTCGGCTTTCTCCACCAGACGCTGGGTGGCGATCGAGAGGCCATCCTTCAGCATCTGCTGGCGGAACATCTCCATCTGCGCAGCGAACACCGGCTGCCGCATCCAGTTCCGGAACTGGTCACCGGAGACGCCGGCAGCCCGCAAGATCTGGGTGTGGCTGACCTGCTTGGACGTGTCGAAGAACATGGCCAGGAAGCTGATCTGCTTA